ATTTATAAACGGTATCGGTCGACAGTTTTGCTTGCACCTCAAATTGCCGCGCATAAACGCTGTTGCTAGAAACGTCAACAATTAGCACCGAAATAGCCTGTTGATTGAACAATTCTAAAACGTCAGATGGTGTTACACTTGGCGCTGGCACAGTAAATGGATCAGGCAAATTTGTATTATCTTGTGCAAAAGCTGTTTCTTCGGCACTCCAATCATAAACCGCACTGTTTGTTTCATTTAAAATACATTCAACATTTACTTCGTCTGCATCAAAATTTAGTTTCCAGCTTACAATTTCAAACACTTTTTGCGAAAAACCAAGTCGTGCATTTGTAATCATCACAGTGTCGCCAACTTCAAATTGGAACGCACTCATTTTGAATTTTGCACGCAAGCTAATTTCTTGCCGGTTCTTGAACAGGATTTGCTTTGCAATTCGCTGTGCGCGTGCGGCGTTATCGGTAAACGGCAGATCAAGGTTTAGATATCTGCGCTCGTTGTTATCTTCGGTTTCAAACGTGCTGCTAGTGATCGCAGGATAGTCTGTGGCTTGATAGTCACTGGCTGGGCTAATAAACTGCCCCTTGATGGCGTTAAAGCTATCACGCGCCGAATTTGCAGTTGTGACGCTCAACCCAGACGCAAGATCATCTTCATCAAGTGTCACTGTTGGCGTTACATATGCGCCAGCACGCAATGACCACTGACCGTTGCTGTAATAGAGCGAACCGTTTAAAGCAGTTAGCATTTGCTCAAGATTGCTGCGCGGCGTGTTTTGCGTGTCAACAACGCCATTAAACGTATACCGGTCTTGTGAACCGCCGCCAGATAACGTCACGCTTTCTTCGCAAACATTTGCCGCTGCAATAAAGCTGGTGTCATTTATTTCCGATGCGGATGCGCCAAGGCCATAAACTGTATCTGTCAAATAATCGCGAATGACCAAAGCTGGGTTGTCACTCCAAACCGTTGTTGTGGTGCGCGGGTCGTATATCTTCCGGCCTTTGACGATTGCGCTGATGTTTGGCAAGCCTTGTTCAAACGCATCTGGATCAAACTCAAGACGCGCATAAATATAACCTTGATCTGTTAGCTTGTGATTGCTTGTCCAGTTAGATAAAGCAAGCAGTGGTGCCGGAATGTTTCCAGCGTTTCCGATGGTCACAGGATAAATATCAGCCAGCCCATTATATTTAGATGGGCTTGTTACGCTGTTGCCGGTAAGCGTCAACGCTTCATCATTGAAATATACTGTTGTGAATTGCTCTAGTTCGTGCGCCGCGACCACAATAACCAAATGCAAATATTGATCGTTGTCACTTGCTTCAATAAAAGCAAACGTGCCGCCAACGCGGGTTTGCCCATAAATTAATTTGCGAGTTGCGTTTGATGATCTGGATGTGATTGTTTTAGATTGGTCGATGCCACCATTGCCGCCACCGCCGATGTTTGGCTGTTTAGGCTTTGGCGCAAGGGCTTGTGACGCAGCGGTCAGCGCAAGATTGACTGCAAATGTTCCGGCAAGATAGGTTGCAGTGATAGCTGTGCCAGCAATATAAGCACCCGCACTTGTTGCCGCTGTCGCAACTATTGCTGGAATTATGGCCTGTGGCATATCACACCTTCCACGCTTGCTTTGCCGCACTCAACGGCAGAAAAACTAAACCATCTTTGCCCATCGCAGCGACCTTATCACCGACAACCAATGATAGCGCATCGCCTAGTGGCGTGTCTATCAGTGCAACATCGCCCCGCTGCGCTTTATATGGCTCTATTTCGGCCAACCTAGCCCCGACACTGGCTGCAAGATCACCCGCGCCTATCTTTAGCAATGCTTTAGCTGAACCCGCTGCGGAGCGATATTTGCCGATAAAATCATCAAAGCGTGACGATCCACATATAGCTTTTTCAGCATATAAACAAAACAAGGCGCAATCTGCTTTGCCCCATTCAAACTTTTTATGCCGCCATTCTTCGATATGATCGTTCAAGCGTGACGGCCAATCAACTAGCCGCCCCATTTGATAGATGCCTCTTGCAATGAATTGATAAACTCAAACCCCTTATCATTTGCATCTAGCCCTTTTTGATCTTCACTTGTCCAGCGACGCAATCGTGGCCGTTCCAAATCAATCAATCGGCTTTCGGCTGTCATTGCAACGGTACAAGAACCGCCATCTTCGGTCACTGTCATCACATCCATTCGACCAGAAAAAACTTTATAGCTGCTAACTGTGCCGCTGGTGATTGCCCCGACATATATGTTGGCGACCCGATACTGGTAATTTTCAGATAATGCGGTTGATAAAATGCTTGAAGATACGCCAGTCAGCATCATTGATGCGCCTTTCGCGCCGATTTCAGCGGTTTCCTCAATAGCCGAAACATTGATTAACGCACCGCCACCGGTATAAGTGTCACTGCCAATTATTAAATCGCCGTAACCGTTCCAAAGGCGCAGCGCACCGCTGTCAAAAAGCAATTCAGCCGCCAAAAAACCGGTAAAACTACCGGTTGAAAATTCGGATGGAACACCGCCGCGGGTCATAGTGCTTCAACCGCTGCAAAACTAATTGAATAAAAACCGGCAGTGTTGATTGTCCAAGTTGTGTCATTGCTTGCCAACCTAAACAAACCTTTTGCGCCGGTCACAGTAACCGTTGCACCGTCTGCCGGTGATGAACGCAGATCAGGCCACAAGTTTAACGTGGCTTCACCGCTGCTATTGCTGTTTACATCTTCAAGCACTTTATAAAGACGCGCCGATGCTGCGCTGCCAAGCTGGACATAATCACCAGCAAGCAAATATCCAACCGCAGATGCCGGTAAACCATCGATGTTTAATTCGTTACCAGTTTGACTTGCGCCATTAACAACCGGCGTGCCAGCCGCAGATGCCGCTGATCCGCGTGGCGTTGCTGCATTAGGATCGCCCAGCAAGAACGTGCCAAACTGACCGCGCAATCGCAGCAAAAAACTGTTCCAATATTCGCTGTCAGAACGCTTTACGGGCGGGATGCTAATTGTTGCTGACCAACGTGCGCCAGCGTGCCGCACAACTTGCTGCGCCAGTGTGAACGGGCTTTCACTAATCGAAACAACATCAGTTGCGGTAATCTCAACCCGCGCCACCCCTGTTTGCGTTGGAAATGCTAGTGGATAAGTTTCAGCCATAACTACGCCCCAAATGCGCCAGCGAATGAACCGCCACGCCGCCTTGCGTCTAGGACAGCGGCCTTTGATGCTTCCTGGATTTGCGGCAGCATACCCATCACCTCTGCGCGTACTGTTTGCGATACGCCAGCCGATAGGTTGATGGTCTGATTGACCACTACACTGCCACCGCCGCCAAGTTTGTTATTTGGTATTATTGTCCCATTAGATCCAGGAACCATAAGCTCTGGGCCTTTTTCTCCAATTATATAAGGACGCCCAGCTTTCACAGGCCCACCACTTGCCATTCCTGGCGGCACAGCATTAACCATACTTGCAGGAGTTAGCCCTGGAGAGCCGCCACTGGATCCAAGCCCGATCGCACCCAAAAGGTCAATCCCGCTTAGCTTTTTAGCCAGTGGCGCAGTAATGCTGCGCTGGATGTTGATCCGTATAAGATCAGAGATGATCGACCGAGCCATAGACTTGAAAGCGTCTTTTGCTGAGGTCGTTCCCATAGCCAAATCCACAAGAGCATCCTCAAGAGATTTAACGCCCTTGACTGCTGCGCTTTCCAGGTTCTTCTGGATGTTAGCCGCCTCCTCGGCGAGCTTGCCTAGCTGCTCATTATAAATAGCAACCTTTGGTGGCCCCTTTTCAAACTCTTCATTTGTATTCTTTAGCGAACCCAAAAGACGATCAAATATTGGATTAAAGTCGCCAAGAACCTTTTTAAAAGGCACAAACTCTTTGCCCAAATTTGATGCTTGGCCTTCTAGTTTTTCGAGTGATCGATCAAGTTGATCAACAGCCGCCCTCGTGGATATATTAGCTGCCGCAATCTTAGCTAATTCTTCTCTCGCTTTCTTAAAAGCCTCTGATGTTTGGTTTTGAGAATCCTTTAATGGATCAAGAGCCTTTTTGATATCATTCATGCCTCTTGAATAATTACCACTTAACTCTTTAGCGGCTTTATCAAAACGCTCTATTTTTCTTTGGAACGCATCAAAGGTTTCTGAGAATGCTTTTCTTGTAGCTTTAAAGCTAAAGGCATTCTCCAGGTCAAAAGCTATTTGGCGCAGCTTGTTTATCTGTTCGATGACGTTATTAACAAATGTGATAAACGCATTAGTCGCTGATTTAGCAGACAGGATTATCGCAGTAGCCATATTTCTACCAAACTGCTCAGTGCTGTCATTAGCCTGTTTCAGTTTGCCAACAACCGTCTCTGTCACAATCTTGGCAAGCTCTCCAAGAGCCGGAGCCATAGCTGAAATGATGGTATCCGTGACACCTTTGAATACACTCATCAGCCTTGTAAATTGATCATTAGCGTCCTCGACACCTCTCACTGCGCTTGTCGATAGTATGAAACCAAGTTTTTCAGCCTCAACAAACATCCCTCTCAATGCGGCGCCGCCGCCTTTTAGGGTGTTAAGTAACGCCACGCCTTCACTATCAAACAGTTTGAAAGATAGGCGGACTTGCTGGCCTTCATCTGCAACCTTAGCAAAGGCATCAGCGAGGCCAATCATCTGCTTGTCTAATGGTAGACGCTGAAACTCTTTAGCGTTGATGCCTAATTCCTTGAGAGCGTCTTTTGCTTCCCCTGTATCTTTTGCTGCCTCAGCCAAGCGGCGCGTGAAACGCTGCACAGCCATATCAACAGTCCTGGTCTCAACACCAGCCAGTTCAGACGCATATCGTAGTTTCTGGAGAGCTTGAGTTGTGACGCCCAGCTTTTGCGCTGTTTTACCTAGCGTGTCGATGCTCTGCATAGATGATTTGATTAAGAACCCAAAGCCAGCCGCACCAGCTACGCTGATGAGGCCAGTCTTGAAGTTTAGCAGAGATTTCCGCACCATATTAAGTCGGCTGGCAACGGAACTAAATGCAGCCTTGGTTTTATCAACGGCGGTAATAGGGATTTTAATTGGAGCCACGGCCATCTTCTAACACCTTAAAGTAAGCGAACCACTCGTTGATTTCGTCCAGGGTTAAATCTTCGATCTCTGCCTGAGTTTTGTGTAACCGATCCGCCAAGGCCATAACGTTAAACCGCAGCGGATCGCCCCTTAGTTTTTTTCAGCTTCCTCGATGCTATCATGTTCGCCAAACATCTTGCCAGCAATATCAGCTATCACTGGTGCATCCTCAGCCATTAGATAAACTTTATCCTCTAGCGTAAAAAGCCTGTTACCACCTTCATCCTGAGCCTTCATGATAATCAGGTCAACCATTCCATCAACCGTCATCTCATTCAGAAAATTCTTATGTTTGCGCTGAATCTTATTGATTTCCCCAGCGGTAATTGGGGTGCAGTAAATAAACAACGGCGCATCATCCTCACCCCAATGAGTGGGAGTTTCGATGACGCGACGCTGTTTGCTTCTGCGCTCAGCAATTTGCTTACCGAGTGACATTAGGGAACCGTACCCTCAGTCAAGCCGCCAGAGATCTGGATGCTGTAAGTTGCTGTGACCATACCATCAGCAGATGATCCGATTGATCGTCCGGTGATGATGCCTGTTCCGCTGAGCAGATGATCACCAGTTGTGTCGCCTTCCATTTGGAAATTACAGGTCACGCTAGAGCCAGGGGTGAATGTACCTTGGCCTGTGGTATCTGTATCATCGAAATAGGTCTCAACAGTAGCTGTCGCGTCTGTAAAGCTAGCCTGGTAGGTTTTGGAGGCATCGCCCATAGTAGTGTCCTCAATCGTGTCGGCGGTCTGATCGACAGTGAAAGAGATTATTTCTGCG